AGACTTGGTTAATAAAGTTGCTTCAGAATACCTAAAAGGTTCTGATGCTTCTGAAATATCAAAGGTTTTAGATATTCCAAGACCAAGAGTTATGACTCTTTTAAATGACTGGCGTTCTATGGTTTCAAACAACCAAGCCATAAATGCAAGAGCAAAAGAAGCCCTGGCTGGTGCTGATCAACACTATTCATCTTTAATTAAAAAGACTTACGAAGTTATTGATGCTGCAGATTCAACTGCTAATCTAACAGCAAAAACAACCGCTATTAAATTGATAGCAGATATAGAAAACAAAAGACTTGAAATGTTACAAAAAGCAGGGCTACTAGATAATAAAGAAATAGCAGATCAAATTATTGAAATGGAAAGAAAACAAGATATATTAATTAAAATATTAAAAGACATTGCTTCTAGTCATCCTGAAATTAGAGAAGAAATTATGAAGAGACTTTCTGAAATAAAAACAGAGGTGATTGTAATTGACAATTGATTTTAGTGAATTCATTGAAGCATTAGATGAAAGTCCATTTCTTGAAATGCCAGTAGATGTTAAAACTTTTGTTACTGGAAAAGATTATTTAAATCAACCAGAATTGTCAGAGTATCAATATACTCTTGTAGAGTGTATGAGTCAGATTTATAAACAAGAAGATGTTGAAAGATGGTTAGGAAAGGATAATGGAAATGAACATTACAAAAAATACACCAAGCAAGAAGTTATTCTTATGTGTGGAAAGGGTAGTGGTAAAGATCATACTTCTACCATTGGCTGTGCTTATATTGTCTATAAACTTCTTTGCCTCAAAGATCCATCGAGGTATTTTGGGAAACCATCGAACGATGCAATAGATCTTATTAACGTTGCAGTAAACGCACAACAAGCAAAGAATGTATTTTTTAAAGGTTTTAAATCTAAAATTGAAGGATCTCCTTGGTTTGCTGGTAAGTATGAAGCAAAGGTAGACAACATTGAATTCAATAAATCAATTACAGTATATTCAGGACATTCAGAAAGAGAATCAGCAGAAGGTCTAAACTTAATACTTGCAGTACTTGATGAAATATCTGGCTTTGCAATGGAAGGAGCGGGAGGCAACGATCAAGGAAAGACTGCCGATAATCTATACAAAGCATTTAGAGGTTCTGTAGACTCACGCTTTCCAGACTTTGGTAAAGTTATTCTTTTATCATTTCCTAGATTTAAAGGTGATTTTATTTCACAAAGATATGAAGATGTTGTGGCAGATAAAGAAACAGTTTTAAGAACACATGAGTTTGTTATAAATCCTACTTTAAGTGAAGATGATCCTAATAATAAATTTACAATAGAGTGGGATGAAGATCATATTGAGTCTTATAAGTACCCTGGAATTTTTGCATTAAGAAGACCAACATGGGAAATGAATCCAACTAGAAAAATAGAAGATTTTAAATTAGCATTCTTTACAGACCCTAGTGATGCTTTGATGCGTTTTGCTTGTATGCCAACAGTTTCGTCAGATGCTTTTTTTAAGTCAAGAGAAAAAATAGAAAAGGCTTTGTCAAATAGAAATCCATTAGACGGTGTAAGAAGATTTGATATTAATTTTAAACCAAATCCAGACACAGTTTATTATGTTCATGCAGACTTAGCACAAAAACACGACAAGTGTGCTGTAGCAATAAGTCATGTTGATAAATGGGTAAATGTTCAATCATTTAATGATTACGAACAGATTGTTCCATTTGTTGTTGTAGATGCAATTGCTTGGTGGGAGCCGCATCGTGAAGGACCAGTAGACTTAAGCGAAGTAAAAAACTGGATTATAGATTTAAGACGACAAGGATTTAACTTAGGACTAGTAACCTTTGATCGTTGGCAATCATTTGATATTCAACAAGAATTAAAGCAGGTAGGAATAAAGACTGAAACTTTGTCGGTAGCAAAAAAACATTATGAAGATTTAACTATGTTGTTTTATGAAGAAAGACTAATAGCCCCTCACATAGAAATATTATTAGAAGAATTATTAGAACTTAGAATTATAGGTAATCGTGTAGATCATCCTAGGAAAAAGTCTAAAGACTTAGCAGACGCAATGTGTGGATCAGTATATAACTCTATATCTAATACAGAAAGAAATAGAATTAAAGAGATAGATATTCACACCTGGTCTAGGGGTGGAACAGATTCTGATAATGCAGATGATTTTTTTCCAGATAAAGTTAGATCTAAGTCGGTTGATTGGACTGGAGGGTATAAACTTGTCTGATGATTTTGTAAACGAAGAACAGTTAAGTGACCTAATATTAAAACTATTAGAAATGGGGGCATTGGAAATTAAAGGGTATGATGATTTATCAGATCAATTTATATATAACCTAACCCCTAAATGCCAAGAATTATTTCCAGAATTATTTGATGAACATTTTAAAATGATTAATGAACTAGCCTTTAAACTATGGAGTAAGGAACTTATAGAAATGACCTTTGATTCTGACGGTACCCCAATGGTTATGCCTAAAAATATAGACTATACTAAGTCAATTTTATCTATACTTCCAGAAGAAGAAAGGTTCTTTTTACAAAACCTTTTAGATAAGTACGAAAAAGACACTCAAGAAAGGTGATATAATTTTACTATGCCTTATGATATTAGAATGAACTATGGTGGATGTAAAGGGTATGCCGTTGTTGGCCCAGATGGGGACGTAAAAGGCTGTCATAATAGTAGACCTTCTGCAATAGAACAACAAAGAGCACTTTACGCAGCAGAGCCAAATTCAAAAAGAATGTATCCAGATGTAATTAAACAAGAGTGGGAAGGAAAACCACTATACGACAAACTTTCAGATGCTGAAAGAATGTTAGCAGACTCGCTATTAAAACTTGCAGAAGAAGTAGGTCCTTTAGATAAAGCAGAAGGAATTTGGGTTGGTTATGTAGATGGTGAAAATAATGAAAATAATTCCATAGGAGTAAACTGTGGAAACTGTGCATTGCATAAAACATCTATTGCGTGTGCAATATTAGAAATGCCAATCGAAGAAGAAGGTGCCTGTAGATTTGCAGTAATTCCAGATGGATATGTAACGGTAGGAAACGATGATTCAAATAACGAAATGGATGATATGGAAAGTTACATCGACATGGAAGATGAAATGTCTAAAAGATCTTTAGAAGATTTAGATTTAAGACCAACAGAATCAATGGCAAATAATGCTCGTAGAGGTTTAGAATTAAGAAGAAAGTTTGGTCGTGGTGGTACAGCAGTTGGAGTTGCTCGTGCTCGTGATCTTATGAATAGAAGTAAGTTAAGTCCAAGTACAGTATTGAGAATGTATTCTTTCTTTTCTCGTCACGAAGTAGATAAAAAAGGTAAAGATTTTAATAACTCAGAAAGACCATCTAATGGAAAAATCGCCTGGCTTCTTTGGGGTGGAGATTCTGGTTACGCTTGGGCTACATCAAAAAGAAATGCAATTATGAGAATTAGATCACAAAAATCTGATGGGGTATGGATAGATTCTCCATTTAGTTTACAAAAATATATTGACAAAACAGACTACGACCTGTAGAATAGATATAATCGAAAGGGATAGTGATGAATAGTGAAAAAAATCCTGAAGTTTTACAATTTATGCTTCAGTATTATCGTTCAAAATGCTCCCAACTTGAGCATGAATTTCTTCTCTACAAATTTGAGACAGAGACAAGACTTAAAAAACTTGAATCTAGTATTTCAAAAACAGAAAAATAAAAAGAAAAAATCACAAATGCAAAAATTGTTAGATCAAAATAGTATTAGTGTAGCAGTGGTTAACAATAAAGCCTATTGGGTTAAAGATAATAATTTTTATACCGCTTCAATTGATGCCGTTGGAGAGATTGATACAGATAATGCACAGGTTGTAGATGTATTTTCTTTATCAGAGCCAGAAATGAAAAACCTTTTAAAGATCCTAGACTCAATTACAGAAAAATAAACTATGTATTCAAATCCAGCATATTATGCTTTACTTTTCGTATCTACATTAATTTTTTTTATTTATATAAATGCAGTAAGAAAAAATAACAAATCAGAAGATTTTGAACTTTTAGACACAACTATTGTTGACAATAGTGCCTACTGGGTATATAATAGAAGTCTGTATCATGCTAATTTTGATAATGATAGTATAAATAAAAGTACTATTAAAAAGTTAAATAACTTTGGCATGGACGCTGATGAAATGCACAGCGTTATAAAAGAATTCGGTAAGTTATGATAATTGTAGTAGAAGGTACTAAGTCATTTAATGACTATGAAATTTTTATGAGGGCTATGGGTGTTGCTCTTTCAGTAAAAACAGAAGATAGTGAGATTCAAGTTTGGTCTGCTGGACCACATGTTATAAACAGTTTTACTGCAGCCTTTTGCAACTCTTCTGAAAACTTTTTAAAACAAAAAGGTTATAAGATTACTTTTTCAAAAGCACCATCTTTTTGGATATCCGATAATTTGTCTTATGTAAATTATTTTGCATTTTTTAGTTTGCCTAAAGAGCCAGTATCAAAATTAGTTCAAAAGGCTCAATTAGTAGAAGGGTGTGAAATTGGCATTTTTAGATATTGATCTTAATACCTGGTCAATGATATTTTTCTTTTTTAATTCATTGTTTTTAATGTCTATGACCCTTTCGGTATTTGGAAGCAGCAAACCTTTATTTTTAGTTATGATATTTACTTATATACTTAATCAAATATCAACACTAGCATATGGAATAGTTACAAAACAATTAGGATTTATATTGTTAGTTGCATTTCAATTTTTCTTAGTACTTGTGACTTTTGTATATTTAAATCAAAGTGTATCAATATTTCAGGAAGACGAAGATGAAGATTGATACTTTAAAAAAAGCCGAAGAGTTAGTATCTAATAATCCTTCCTTATCTTGGGACGGATGGGATATAAATTATACATATCAAGATAGTTTAGGGTACTTTAAAAAAGAAGGTATATATAAAAACAACCAATGGCATATCAAAGAAATATACAAGTATACAAATGGTGGATGGAATATACCTGATGAAAGAATAAAATAAATGTATAAGTTTGGGGATAAAGCATTGTGCTTAGGAATGGATAATAATCTATTCTTTGATAAATATGAAGAAGATAGAACTGTTTCTGCATCAATTGATTCTTTATGCATTAAGTGTCCAGCACAAAGACAATGCTTGGCGTATGCCGTAAGTAATCAAGAGTGGGGAGTATGGGGTGGGGTATATTTCGAGGGTGGAAAAATATCTAAAGAATTTAATTCTCATAAAACTAAAGAAGATTGGTTTAATGTTTGGTCTGGAATAGCAATGGATAATAACTAATGTATACAAATTTAATGAAACAAGCAGTTAAGACAATAAAAATACCAAAAGATTTTAAGATAGATATAGTTGACTATGATACCTTTCTTACGATACAATTCTATGAGAGCCAATGGAAACATTACTCGGAAACAGAAAGATTTCTATGTATTCAATACCTAAATAAGGTAAAGAAGACATTAGAAAATCTAGGGGCAAGGGTTGCATTAGATCCTATCCTAGATATTAAAAAAATCAGAGAAGAGAGAAGGTAAAGATATGCCAGCAGTAACAACTATTGTAGGTAATTTAGTTAGAGATCCAGAGTCAAAAGAGTTTGGACCTGATAAAAATGTAACAAACATCCGTGTTGCGTGTACAGATCGTATGCCAGATGGCAAGGGTGGATGGAAAGATGGAGATACAGCATTTTATAATGTATCAGCATGGAGAAGTTTAGGAAAGTATATGGCTTCTTCACTTAAAAAGGGCGATAAAGTTATCGTTCAAGGTAAAATCAAATACCATGAGTTTAAAAAGAATGATGGTACTAATGGTCATGCTTATGAAATTGAAGCAAGCGATGTTGGTATTGCACTTTATTCTAAAACAGCAAAAAAAGATGCATCTAGTAGTCCTTGGGATACCTCAAAAGCATCAACAATTAATGTATCTACAGAGCCAGATCCTTGGGCTTAATAAGATAGTATAATGATAGAGGGTGGAGAAAATCTGCCCTCTATTTTATTTATTAGGAGACAATAAATGGGAATGTATATTCAATGGAAAGACGATAAGAACAAGCAATCTTTTAAACCAAAACAATGGCAAC